GGAATTGGATTCAATAAAGGTCTCACCCACAATGGATGTTGTCCCCTCAGTTGACCCATCCAGAATCATTGACATTTGCACACCTTGATTGACAGTACACAAAACATGATGCCATTGACCATCATCAATTGATGTTGTTCCATTGATTATTTTGTTGCCACCTAAAAAGTTGATTAAGAATCTCAATTTGCCTCCAGCAGAATAAAACTGATAACCAAAATTTGTTCCTGTGTTTCTCTTTTGGAAAATGATTCCAGTCCCACCAAATGTTGTTTTGATAAAAATTGAGAATGACATGTTGCCTGTCAACTGGATTCCAAATGGATTGCCACCATCAACCTCCTCATCAAATCCATCAAAGGATGTTGAGAGAGTGTTGACAAATGGTTGAGGTGGTGTGACAATGCATGAGTTGAATGAGAAACATGGATTCTTTTTGACTGGGAGATTGAGTTTCAATTCAATCCCAGAAACATTCTCATCAATTAACTTTGTGATGTTGTCCTCATATTTGCCAGACCTCTTGGATGGCTTTGAAATATACACACCAAAATTGGCTCTGTTTATTGTTTCATATTCATTGAACTCACCAACTGAATGATTGACTCTTAATGTCTCAATAAAATCATTGACAAAATTATCCATAGGATTGATTGCAAAGTCATAATGTTGAGCAACATCCCAGTCCTCAAAGTTGGATGACATCAAAAAGAAAATTCTTAAATCTGAAATCCTGTCAAGTTTGTTTGTTCTGGAGTTGAATCTTTGTTCTCTTATGACTTCCAACAAATAAACCATTGGCAATTTGTCCCTCCATTCTCTAATGTTAGCCAATACATTTTGAACTTGCATTGGTGTCCCATTGCAAAAGTGAGGTGCTGGAATCACAAATGTTGTTGCTGTTGCTGGGATTTCTCCCTTGACTGAAATCCATTGATTGATTTCAAAGTCTATCACTTTATATTTTACACTGTCAATGTATATATAATTTCCCTTTGTGACATGATGAGTCCGACATGTGTCAAACTGTGACTCACTGGGAGATGAGGTGAGGTTTGTGATTGCCTCTGTGAACTCAAGAGATTGGACAATATTTTTAATAAAATCAACAATGGAAAACATCAAATTTTTTATTTTTTATGGTCTATTATTAGCAACAAAAATTTTCCAAATAGTGTGAGAGTTTCTTTCTTTCCATTTCTTCTCACAACATATCCAATGGAATCATCTGGACATCCAAATGAATAGCCTTTGCCTTTTATCATAATGTCATTAAATAAATCACTCATCATGACATTTGCATACTGGTCAAGAGCCACAACCAAAACTAAGAAATAGTCTTGGATTTGACTCAACCATGTTAAGAACTTGAGTGTAAAAACATTTTTCAATGCTGTATATAAAAAGCCAATTGGGGACATCACAACAATCAATGCTGTGACTATTGTATATATAATCAATCCTTTAATTTTTCTCATCTTATTTTTTATTTGTTGAGCCTGTTGGTCTGCCTCTCTTTTTTCCAGAGGATGTTTTTGCTCTGGTCAAAATTCGTTTCTCCATTCTGTCCATCTTCTCAGCACATGCATCCATCATCAGTCTCAATTGTTTATTAATAGTGAGCAACTCAGCAATCTTTTTTTCATGCTCAATCATCATTTGTTGTTGCTCATTTAATTGCTTTTGCAACTTCTCATTGTCATCCTTTAATTCTCTGATGACTTGGTGAGTGAAATCCAATTGTTTCTCCTCAAGGTTGCTGGAGTGGTCAACCTTTTTTTTGATTATTTTCCACACCTCTTTGATTCCTAAAGCACCAACCAGTGCTGTCAAAATTGCCACATAAGATTCCATATCCATTTTAATATCTTTTATAACCAACCAGCAAAAGACTTGCACTTGCCTTTGTACGTTGGATAAGTTGTTGAATTGTTTTCAATATAACATTGGATTGATTTATAAGATTCAATCCCTCTATTGTATTGCTTTGTCAAACCATAGTGCAATGATTTGATGACAACACTGTTTTCAGAATCCATTATGGATGTTCCACTCACAGTCTGTTTATATTTCTGGTCTCTAAGCCAATAGAATCTGACCATTGATTTGAGCATGTCAACCATGCCAAAAGACTCCATGAAAGTCTCCTTTCCACAACAACATGTGGACAGAGCCTCATCACAAATCTCATCATAAATTGTGACATATTCTGGTGACTGTGGAATCAATCTGTCCTCAGCATCAGCAACACAATCAGCCAAAAACAATGGATATAATTCACAACCCAAAAGGTCTGTGAGAATCTCTTTCTCAAAAGACTCAATATATAGTTCTAAATCCTCCTCACCAAACTTGTTGAGAGAGACATTCCATCTGCCTTTGAAATCACTTTTTAGAATAAAACTTGCCATTTAATTTCTTTTAAAAAAGTCCCTCCCTAATGTTGAGAGGGACTGATTTGGTTTATTATAAAGTCAATTATAATGATGCAATTGCACCAGCTATTGAATCAACTTTTAAGAATGCATTTGCATTCACATTTCTAATCACAAAAGCCTTTCTCAATTGAGCTCTCAGTCTGATTCTGTCATGTAAGAAATCATCAGCATGTTCAGATGCATAATCAAGAGACAATCCTCTGTGGTCATACACTGTTCCTTTTGAACTGTCCATGATATACATGATGTCCTGTGGAATCAATGATGATGTGATGATTGTCATTCCAGCAACAACAGTCTCACTTGATGACATGTACATTGGGAATAAATATTGACCATTTGCATCCTTAGACAGCATCAATGCTGTGTAGTCTTGAGGATTCATTAAGACAACGTTTGGTGCATAAGCATTGTTCTCTCCAGAGTTTTCAATCTGAGATTTTCCAATCTTAATAACATCATACGCTGTTGCATTTGCAATTGTACCAGCAAAAGCACCAGCCACCCATGTTTGAGATGCAGTGTCAACACCAGCTAAAATGTTGGCATCATTTTGCAATAATACATTCACCAAAAGGAAATTTCTCACCTCTGATTCAATGAATGCATAATCCTCCATTGCCTCATTACAAACAGGAATGCTGTCAGCAACCTTTGTCATTGATACTGAATACTCTTTCCAGTTGATGTCTGATGTTGGTATCTCACCACACTCAGCAACATTGGATGCACTTCTCTCAACAACATTAGTGTCCCAATAAGTTATTGTCCCACCTGACTCAAATCCAACAGTCCCATGAGCAAACATCTCATCAAGAAATGCTCTCCTCACTGGTAGTTGTCCGATTCCAGCAATGTAATAAGATGCTGTACTATCAATCACTGATGCACTTGAAACCTCTTTCACAGACATTTCTCCTGTCCCTCTTGATGTTCCTGACTTTACACCTTTGATTTTGTCAGCATTGTTTTCCAATGCATTTTTCACAGCATCAGCAAATGTCAATGGCTTTGCATTATCGTTTGCAGTTTTAAGATTTGCAAGTGCCTCACCTTGAGTCTTTGCAACTTCTTTTAAGTTTTCTAATTCATCATTCAGATTCTTAACTGAGTCTGTTGATGCTTTGCTCTCAATGGCTGTTGAAATCTCTTGATTCTTAGCCTCAATCTGAGAGTTGATTTCTTCAATGGTTTTTTCTAAATCCATTTTATTTAATTTTAATTGTTTTCAATAGAGCAATGCACTTTGCATCCTCCTTTTTTTGTTTCTCTGATTCTGACTCCTCATTCATTTGAGATTCTTTTTTGAATGGCTCAAACTTGACAAGTGATTCAAATTGTTTTGTGATTTGCATGAGTTCCACTTCAAACAGATTATTGTATTTCTGTGAGTAGTTCCCATCTCTCAATGCTTTTATAAATGTTTCCATCCTTGATTTAAGGTCTGACAATACATTGTTGAGGTCATCTTGACTCTTGATGTTGGTCAGGTTTGGTGTCTCAGAGTTAGCACCAAAGGTCACAAAAGACCCCTCCCATAATTTGACCTCAGTGATTGACCAATAACCTCCAATGTTCTGGACAATGGAGTTGTCTGTTTTTGATTTGTCAACCTCAATGAATGTTGTTTTATCTCCTATATAATTAAAACCAATTGAATGCTCTTTGATGATTCCATCTTTATACATTCTCAATGCATTCTCACCATCCTCATGAGTTCCCATTTCAGATTCAAAATACAATCCTTTTTCATCCTCATTCAAGACCACCAGATTTCCAACTGGTCTGGTCACATCATGGAATGCCAGATGACTGATTTTCCTGTTGCTCTGTGTTCCAACTCCATGCTCTTGGAGTGACTTGGTGAATGCTCCTTGCATAATCATGTCCCCATCAGAATCAACATTGTTGAATGATGCGAAATATCCAGACACTCTCCTTGAATCTGTGTCCACTTCTTTGACCCCAATTGATGAGGTTTTGTTTGCATATCCTGTTTTCATAAGCATTGTTTTTTCTTTGTTTCTGTTGTCCCATTGAGAATTGCAAAAGGCATATCTCTGGTCACTGTCTGGAAAGTCTGATTGTGACTCAGCATCAATCATGCATCTCTCCAAAAAATCGTTTCTATTTTCATTAGTCAATGGCTCTGGCATCTTCTCCTACTATGTTTTCAGCCTCATCCTCAGTGAGATGATAAGCCATCATTAATGATTTAACTTTCTGTTCCTGAGTCATTTGTGACTCTAATATCTTGACATAACCCTCAGCAACTTTGTAGTCAGCCTCAGCCTTGAGTTTGGTCTCCTCATATAAGTGAGGGACATGGCTTTTGTCAATAGCAATTTTAAATTCAGCATTATATTTTTTGTTGTATGCTGGGACAACAAACTCATTGAGACCCCACACAATCTTTTGCAATGATGGAATCACTGACTCAGTGTAAAGAGATTTTGTTGCCTCTTTCCTGTTGTTGTATGTCTTGTTTGCTGGGTCATTGAACAATGATGAATCAACTCCATATAGGTTGCAAAGTTGTCTCAACTTAACAACACCAGACTCAATCAATTGGAGGTCTGTTGGACTCATTCCCATTTGGATATATTCCACTGATGCATTTGTTGTCACAATCTTTCCAAACTTATTTGCACCAGCAATCTTTTTGTCAATAGCTTTTTGAATCTCTTGAGCCTCCTCAGAGTCCAAAGGATAGTCACCTTTATTGGTGAGCAATCCAGATGCACCCTTATTTGCAAGGATGGAACTCTCAGCAATGTTGAGGTCTCTGGCTGATTTCATTGCTAAATATCCAGCATGAATTGGAGACAATCCCCATCCAGTCTGGACACCATAATCAGTTGGATTGAAATATTTAATGTGCTTAACATACTCAGGAGATAGATTTCTCATGAGAGTGTCAATGCTTAGAATGTATTTGGTTGCATCCATTCCATTCTCAACTGGTGTGAGTTGGATGTCTATATATTGAGGAGGCAAAAGGTTGAGTGATGTGAACACATCTCCAAAGCCAACAGCCTCACTCCCATTGATAAAAATGTTCCCACTGGTCAACAGATTGACCAATGCATTTTCCTTGAAATCATATTGATTCTGCTTTGAGTTTGGTTGCATGATGAGGTCAAACAATTCCCCATCTCTTTGTAATTCATATTCATTGTCTCTTGTTACTTTGAACACTTGCAACTCCATGTCAGCTCCAGTCTGGGAAATCTTTTTGATGATTGCATAAAGGTCAGAGACCTTTGCAAACCCATCATCAATCAACTCACTTGCATTGGATTGGTTGTGAATGAAATTGTCATTGGTCAAATTAAATAGATGATTCCTTGACCATGTCATGTGCTTTTGATGTTGCCCTCCAAAAAGTCTTTTGAGAAATCCTTGTTTGTTCTGTGACATTTAAATAAATCTTTTATGCATGAATACAAAATAAAAGAAAATTTGAATCAATGCCATGTGGATTGTCAAAAAGTTATTAAACTCTAAAGCACCTTATTTGGTGCATATAAGCACCTTACAGGACATTTAATGTTGTTTTAATATCAACACATCAATGTGAATTATTGAGTGTCTTAAATCTATCCTACAAAGATTTTGCCTCTGCTCATCCTGTCAAATCCATATCTGAATGCATCACACAAATGATTCATGGTGTCCACTGGGACTCCAGATTTCTTGTCATTCCAAACATAGTTGGACAACTCTCTGACCAGATTGTTTGACTCACCACACACAATGATGTCAAATGATTGAATGTCTGTGATGCCTTTTTTGATTGACCCAGCACCTTTGACACAGGGATGAATGTTGAAACCCCCTTTGGTTCTCAAGTCATGAATCAACCTTTTTTCAGAGTTGTCTGCAATGATTAAATCTTTGTCATTGGCAATTCTTTTGATGGCTCTAATCATGCCATCTGTGGACAATTCTTTTTGATATAAGACCTCCTCTAAATATAGTTTCTTTTGCTTATGATTGACAGCAACTTTTATCATGGCTGTTTCATCTGGATGGAATCCAAAGTCTAAGCCATAGCACCATGACAATGAGTTGTCCCATTTGCCTCTCTCCCATCTCTCATAGACAACACCCTCAGCCTTTGACAACCATCCTCCAATGTAGTTGTGATAATAGAATTTAGGATTCTCAACCTTGACTCTGTTGGCTTTGTTGACCCATCCTTTTGAAAGGAATCCCAGACTCTCAGCAAGGTGATAGGTCACATGTATATGCTCAACCTCATCCATGTCACTCACAATGACTTTGTGACCATGCACATCTCTCTCTGTGTTCTTTGGGTCAATCCATCTTTTATAAATGAAATGCTCTTTGGTTGTTGGATTCTGAATCCAGATGATTCTGTTTTGTCTGCTGTTTGACCTTATGGAATCATCAATCAAATCAAATGTCCTTTCATTCTGAAAGTCCTCACCCTCCTCAACAATCCATGTGGTGATTGTCCCACCCAATGACTTGAGGTTTGCTGTCTGGTCTCCAGATGATGTCTTGATTCCTGAGAACAAAATGAATGACCCAGTCTTGATGTTTATAATTTTGGATTTAGTGATATAAAAATGTTGTCTGATTCCCAGCCTGTCCAGTATGGTTTCAAACTCAGGGATGATTGATTTGGTTGCACTGGTCATTGTGTATCTGGTGAACAATATCCCATGTCCTGTCTCAAATGTTAGTCTGGCAACAAAGTCATGGACTGTTGTGGACTTGAGTGATGCTCTCCCTCCAGTTATAAGAAAATAGCGTTTTGATGAGGTGTAAAGGCTTTTAAATTGTTCGCTGGTCTCAGTCATAGGAATTTAAAAAACATTATCTCTAAGAGCATTAAAATAGCAAATAGATACAATCCATAGTTCTCAATCCATTTGTGAATCCTGTCTCTCATCAATTGTTCTGGAGTTTCTTTTGAGTTACCCAGTTGACTGGAGGGATGTTGATAGGCTCATCATTGGATGTCAAATCCATTTTGGTTTTCTCACACCATCCCATTTGGGATTTGAGATAAAATATAATTTCAGCACTTTTGTTGTTGTCAATATTCTCATAAAACTTTGTCAAGACAAATGCATCAGCCACATGTTTTGTGTCCTCAATTTGTTTTTTAAAGTCTTTGTCCTCTTTCATGAAATCATAATATGTTTGCCTTGAGCATTTGCAAATCTCACATGCCTTTGAGATGACTCCCAATGATTTCTCCATTGCCTCAATCAATCTCTTTTTTAGTATGTCTTTATTTGTCTTTTTTGGCATATACAAATCTACAAAAAAAAAGCCAATCCGATTTGGACTGGCTAATGTCTGGGACTTACATGTGTTTAAACAATGCCCTCCGACTGTTTAAGAGGTTATTTGTGAACTCTGGATGCTGACTCTATATCAGCCAAATTTCTAAGGTGACACAAAGCCTGTGTCATTTTGTTTTCTCCTTTGCTCAAGTGCAATGAGATTTGATTGTGGCTGTCAATGTAGATTCCATCAACAACAATGTGATGATTTAACAAATGATTCATCACAGTGTCACCAATAATGCACTCATTAATCAATGATTGATAAATTTCAATTTGTTTATTCTGCAATGCTGTCTCAGATATGTTGCCCTGTCTTGATGCCTCAACTTTTTTCTTTTTGTGAGTGTTGAGCATGTGAATGATTGTTCTTTCTAAATGTGTCATGATTATTTGTTTAAATGATTAGTGATTAATTTTAAAAGGTCATTGGCATAAGACCATGTATTCCATGAATAATAGGTATCTGTTGAGGTGATTGTCATTCTAATTTCTGGGACTCTCAGTCTCCATCCATTGTAGGTCTTTGTCCCTCCAGATGTGTAATAAGTGAAACCAGATGGCTTTGTCCACTTCTCCTCTGACCAGTCCCACAGGTTGTTTTCAATGTTTAACTCATCCAGCAATTGAGAGATTTTTTTTAGTGATGGCATTCTGCCAGTCTTGTTTGCTTTGTTGCTTAAAGCATCCAAAGTCTTTTGATTTTTTAACTTAGTATTTGTCATGTCTTAAAGTATTGATTTATACCACAAAAACTCCCAGACCAACAAAGGAATGGGAGTGCTGTGAGGTTGATTGATTTATCTATATCCATTTGCTTTTAAAATCAATTCTAAGTTAGCAATGTAAAGAGCCAACTTGTCTTGAGATTCTTCAGGGACATAAACTGACCAGTCTCTATAAGTTTTTAATTTACCTAAAGTCTCACTTACCTCCAAATAAGATTTGAGACCATTGAAATCCATTGCAGTGGAAAGGAAATTTTTGAATTTGTTTTCCTTGTATATTCTCTCAACATGTGATTCCAATTCAATCTCCAAATGTTGAGACACTTCTCCAGTGATTTGGTTTTGAATTATATAGTGATGATTTCCTGTTTTCTGAGATTTTATTTTTTCAATGATAGTCACGCACTTATATGTGTCCACTATCCAAACTTGTTGATTTTCTGTGAATTTTGCTTTTGGTGTTTCAATTAAATTTGTCATGTCTGTGTGTATTAGTTAATATTAATTTATACAAAGATAACATTTATTTGATATGTCAAACAAAAACAGATAAGTTTTTTTATTTTTTTTCTTTCTGAGTTTGGATTTGTTCTTTGCTCTCTTGATATTCTTTCTCCAGTGATTTGGATTTGTTCTGGCTCAGTCTGATGAGTTTCTCTCTGTCTGTGTCTTTTACTTGAAACCAATGAGTGATGTCAGTCTCATGCTCTTTGCCTCTAAAGTCAATTATTTTTTCCACATGTCTGACCATTAAATCATTGCCGACAATGAAAAATTCTTTTGTGTGATATGTTTGTCTAAAAAAAACCATTCCTATTCAATTTAATTATTAGTTCGTTATATTCATTTATTATCTCTTTGTCATGGGATA